ACCGGCGCCACCGCCGCGGGTTTCGGCACCGGTGGCGGAGCGGTCGGCGGCGGCGTCGGCGCCGTCGGGGTGGGGGTCTGCGCCATCCCGTAATACTGCGGGTTCGCGATGTAGGTGCTGTAGGCGTTCGTGAGCGCGCCGACCGTGTTCGTCTGCAGCTGCTGCTTCTGGCTCGCCGTGTCGCGGGCCTGCTGCGCCAGGCTGTCGAGGACGCCCTGCTGGGCGTTGTAGAGGGCGGTGCCGTAGTCCTGCGCGTTCTGGCCGCTGCGCCAGCCGAGGTCGCCGGACCGGATCAGGCCGTGCGCGGCGAGCTGGTTGACGGTGTTCTGCTGGGTGAGGTCGCGCTGCCGCTGCAGCTGCGCCAGCGTGGAGATGCCACTGGTGGTTGCCTGCTGCGCCATCGCGGCGGTGAGCGGGTCGAGGTCGCCGATCCCGAACGCGCCGGCGAGGGAGGGGTCGCCGAACTGGACGAGCGCGTTGATGCGGGCGCTCCGAAGCGACGCGTCCAGCTGTGCGCTGCCGGCCTGCTCGGCGGCCAATGCGGCGAGGTAGCCGGGGTCGGTGCTGTAGTCGAACGGCTGGTAGCCGCCGCCGCTATCGGCCGCTGTGGTCGCGGCGGGGTTGGCGGCGATCGCCTGCGCGACCGGCGCCGCCTTCGCCGGCTTGGGCGCGGTGACGCTCTTCGGTGCCATCGACAGCGGCGCCACGTTCGTCATGCCGGGGCCGGGGCCGTACCTGACAGCCATTCATCCCCCTTTCATGTGCAGCCGTAGATGCGGAGCTGGGAGCCGGCCGTGAGGTTGATCGCCGTGCTGCCACCCCAGATCCGAATCCGGTTGATCGCGGCGGTCGAGTTCCACCAGGCGGCGCCGGTGACCCAGTACATGTTCGACGCGGCCGTCCCGAACGGCGCGAAGCTCTGCCAGTGAACGTTCTTCAGCCAGGTCGTGGACGCATACCCGTAGATCGTGAAGATCAGGGTGCTGAACATGCTCGCGGTCGCGCCCGCCGCCGGGAGGTAGCAGTTCGGGAACGTCGGGGTGTTGCGCACCTCGGAGGCGTCAATCGTGGCGCCGTTCGCGCGCGCCCGCTGCGTGTTGTGGTTCAGGGTGCTGCCCGTCTCGGCGTTGAAGTAGATCGTCGGGCTGTCGGTGGTCCCGGCCGCGACCGAGCGGAGAATGCACACGCAGGTCAGGTCGTTGTAGCTGCCGCTGATCGAGGAGACGTCGAAGCTTCCTGCGCTCGCGAGCGTCGTCGTCGAGAGCAGCGTCCACGCGCCGCCCCCGGTCGGGGTCACCCAGGCGGTGTCGTAGTTCGTCGAGCTGTTCTTCACCAGTTCCTGCCCCGCCGTCCCGCCCGTCGGCACACCCGGCCCCGCCGAACCGGTCGGCCCCGTCGGCCCCGCAGGGCCGGTCGGCCCCGGAGGCCCCGGCGTGCCGCCGCCACCCGTGATGCCGCCGCCGCCCGACACCGTCCCGGCGGTCGAGCCGGTCACCATCCCGCGGATGCCGCGGATCTCGAGCCACTGCGCGATCTCCTCCAGCACATCCGGGGTCATCTCGTAGATCGACGCCAGAACCTGCGGCGGCGGCCCGAACTTCTGCGATGGCTCGTCCCCGACCGTCGAGCTCACGTCACGCCCTCACCGACCAGGCTCTGCGGCCGGTTCTGCACCTCGACCGCGTAGATCTCCGTCTTCGCCGACGGCCCCGACTGGGTAAGCGCGACCGTGCACGCCTGGTCGTTGCGGTTGATCTGGAACCTCGGCCGCACGAGCGTCGAGGTCTCGACCAGCGGCGACTCCGGCGGCGTCAGGATCGTGTCCGCCTCCGTGCCCATCTTCACCGTCACCGCCATGGTCGGGTTGTCCGAGGCGGCGTCGCGCATGTCGAAGTCCACGTGCCCCCACGCGTACGCCTTGGTGCCGGTGCCCTGCCCGACCGGCCGGAGCTCGATCGTCGGGGTCACCGCCGTCCCGTTCGCGTCCAGCTTGTTGCTCGCCGAAGGGTTGAAGATGCTGCTCATTGCGATCACCCGGCCCGACGCGCCGTCGCCGTACCAGAGCTCGGTGCCGTCCATGCTGTTGGCCCAGCACATCGCCTTCACGTTCGTGAGCCGCCACCAGGCACGGGTCGAGACCTTGCACATCAGCGTCGCGACCAGGTTGCGGGAGTTGTCGAGGACGCTGACGAACAGGAAGCCGCCCCAGAACGCGGCGGAGATCGTCCAGGTCGACGCGCTCGGCACCGGCACCGCGGCCACATAGCCGGAGAACAGGCTGCGCCAGTAGGTGCTGATGCCGCCCTCCGCGGTCAGGCTGACCGGCGTCGAGCCGTTGGTCAGGAACACGCCCTGCGGGTTGGCGAAGTACACGTACGGGCTGACCGACACGATCGAGCGGCTGTCGGTGCAGCCGACGTTCGACACCGGCGCACGGTCCATGTCCGAGTTCGGCGGCGGTGTCGACCCGATGATCCGTTCCATCGCGCCCGCGGAGAAGATCAGGAGCGCGTTGTTGAGGGCGGCGAGCCCGGAGATCTGGTTGTCGCAGTCGATCCAGCTGTTGGTGGTGTCCCAGGTGCTGTTCACGTCCGGGGTCGGGGAGAAGTACAGCCGGTTGAGAACAACGTTGCCGCTGCCGACAAGCCGCGCCTTGTAGGAGGTGATGTGGCCGTGGCCGAAGCTGCCGTCGAGGCCGCTGATCGTGGCGCCGTCGTACTTCTGCGTCTGCCCGCCGCCGTGCGGGAAGATCGCGTAGGTCGCGCCGGGCGACACCGCGACGTCCATGTAGTCGGTCGCGCTGAGCGCGCCCACGTCGGTCATCGAGCCGGGAAGGACGTTGTAGAGGTGGCCGTTGGAGCCGACAGCGAGCAGCTGCAGCCCGGTGCCGCCGGGGAACGGGACGTGCGCGAGCCCGACCACGAAGCTGGAGCCGGTCAGGGCGGGGCCGCCGAAGCTGGTGCCGCCCCGCTTCCTGGCGACACCGGGCAGGTCGAGGAGGTAGTCGGCCGAGTCGTACACCGACCCGTCGGGGATCGCGACCCTCGCGACGTCCCTGACCATGCCCTTGCTGAAGTCCGCGAGGACCTCGGGGATCCAGAAGTGCTCCCCGTACTGGTAGCGGAGGTAGCCGCGCCTGCCGCTCGAGATGGTCGGGCCGGCGCTTCTAGCCATAGGCGTAGCCGTCGGGCAACCACACGTCGCCCCACTGGTGGAACTGGCCGGGCATCACGCCCTGCTTGCGGTCGAGATGCTGCGTGTAGCGGGCCATCCAGTCGTCGAAGTCCTGCTGCCAGCCGATCTGGGACGGGTCGCCGTTGAAGTCGCCGGCGTCGGCGAGCGCGCCGAACTCGAGCAGCTTCGACGCGTAGGGCTCCTCGAGGACGGGCAGGTCGGTGTTCGCCGAGAGCGGCGTCGGGAACTGCACGAACCAGATCAGGATGATGTCGGCCGCGGCCGGGGTCGGCCACAGCTCGAAGTCGCTGATGCCGAGGAGCGCGTAGTGGGTCGCCTGGTTGAGCTGGCTGTCGCCCCCGTTCTGGCGGCGGTTCATGAGCTCGTCGAGGGTGGTGCGGACCAGGGGCGCGTTCAGGGTGCTTGTCCCGTAGGGGCGGATCTGCATCTGCTTGGCCCGGGCGACCTGCGCCGGGAACGTGTAGCTGTAGTAGCCGGTGGTGCAGGTCATCTGGGCGGTCGCGACGATCGCTTCGGTCTCGACGCAGACGCGGGTGTAGGTCTGGTTGATCCAGTCCTTGGTGCGTTGCAGGTCGAGGGTCGGGTCGAGCCTGGCTTTCTGCAGCACCGCCTGCTGAACATCCAGGAATGTGGAGGGGAACGCCATCTACGCCTCGGCGGGGAAGATGATCGCGTTCAGCACCGTGTAGGTCTGCGGCGCGGCGCCGGCGGTGCAGTCGTTGAACTGGACTGCACCGCCCGATGTGACAGTGAAGTTGCCGACGCCGGCGCTCATATTGCAGGTGAAGGCCTGCGTTGCGTTCGGCCGGAAACCGGCGGGCAGCGCCGTGAGCGTGTCGCCGGCTCCGGGAGCGCCCCCGGTCCGCTTGACGAACCCCTGCACGATCACGAGGCCGGAGACGGTCTTCATGTAGCGGGCCGTCTGGTACGGGGCGCCGACGTCGGTCCACGTGTTCTGGAAGGTAAGGGCCGTCCAGGCGGTCGCCGCCGCCGGGACGCGCCCGTCGAGCGCGGCGAGCTCCGTCTCGATCTTGTTCATGTTGGTCGGGCCGAGCGTCGTGACGCCCTCAACCCAGTTGGTCGGCGTGTACGCCATCAGAAGCTCCAGTAGAAGCGGGGGGTCATCTCCTCACCGCACGGCAGACCGTCGGAGCAGTGCAGACCGGCGGAGCAGTAGACGATGTAGAACCGCAGCACCGGCCTGGTCGGCAGGCTGAGCGTCAGCACTTCTCTCCTTTCGCCCGTCGTTTGTCGCGGGCCATCCTGAGCGACTGCGACCGCGGCAGCACCGGCCGCCCGTGCTTCATCAGCCAGTCGTCGCGGAGCGCCTCGTTGTCGCGCTCCTGCTGCCTCACCACCCTCGCCTCCCGCTCGACGTTGAGCCGGTCGGTGTCCTTGTAGTCGCGGCGGGTGTTGTTGCGGTCGTGCCGGTCGAGCTCGTCGAGCAGGCCGCTCGAGAGCGGGTACGGCTCGCCGCTCCTGGGGTTCATCCACACGAGCACGGTCTCCGGCGGGCGATCTGCGCCGACGTCGCGGACCACCCGCCAGAGGATGCACCCCCACTCCACCGACGCCCACCCTTGCAGCGCGAGCAGCGGGTCGCGCCGCTTCAGCTCCAGCTCGATCGCGCCGCCGTCCATGCCGAGCTCGGCAACGACGAGGCCGCTCGAGTGGTCGCGCTGGATCACGAGGCCTGCGCGAGGTTGGCAAAGCTCACGAGCGTGTTGCAGCGGCCGACGCCGAGCTGCCAGCGGTCGAGGAAGTCGGCCTCCTTCGCCAGTGTCCGCTGGAAGCGGCGGAACGTGGAGCCGTCGTCCTGCAGGAACGTCGGGCCCGGCTGGTCACCGTAGATCGTGAACGACCCCTTGTCGATCAGCCTCACGATCTGCTTCGGATGCATGATGTCCTTCACGAGCGCGATCGGCGCGTCGGCGCCGTCGTAGACGATGCCGTGGAAGCCGCTCTTCAATGTGCGATCCTGAGCGTCATATCGCACGGATGAGTAGAGCGATTGTTTAAAGAGATCTATGCACGCGGGGTCTCCAATTCCGAAGTCCCATTTGCCGAGGCCGCTTCTGCGGCCGCGACGGACGCCGCCGTCGAGCATCTGCACGCTCAACGGAAGCGAGCTCGTGTCGCCGCCCCTGCCGTCGGTGCCCCACCACCACGAGTTACCGGCGGCGGTCTTGTCGATCGTCTCGAACGTGCCCGTGGTCGCGGCCACCTGCTGCAGCCCCTGCGCGCACAGCGCGCCCGGCGCGGTCGACGTGCCGGCGGTGCCGCCCGACCACGACCCGGGAATGTAGATCCCCTCCGTCGCGGCGTGCACGATCGAGCCAGAGCCGCCGTCCGAGGCCTGCTGCGTCGTCAGCCACGTGATGACGCCGGTCGACTCGTTCACGCTCGAGATCTTCCTGCGCAGCCCCTGCCCCGGGTCCGCCCCGGTCGTGCGGGTGAGAACATCCCAGACGGTGCCGGGGAGCAACTCGTCGAAGTTCGCCGGCTGGCTGCCGCCCGACGCGCCGATCACCGTCGTGGTGAGGCTGGTCGCGGAGTCGGTCACCTGCGCCATCAGGCCGGTGCCGTCACCGAGCATCTGCCGGTTCTCCAACCGGGCGCAGGCGCTGCGGGCCTCGTCGATCAGTTGCTCCACCGCCCGCGACATCGAGTCGCTGAACGAGTCCCGCTCCACATCGACGGTCACACTGAACGGCACCAGGGTGCGGACGAGGTTGATGTGCGCCTCGCTGATCGGCAGCGCGTGCGGCTGGTTCCACGTCGAGGTCTCCTGCACCTGCCCGCCGCCCGGCAGGCCCGCGGTGACGATGGCGTGCTTCACGTACTTGCCGCTGAACGTGTCCCTGTTCCCCGACATTTCGCGGGTGACGCGCGTAACGGTCTGCTGGTAATCGATGCTCTGGGTGCTGTCGTCGTAGCCGCTCATCTCGGCGAGGAACACCGCCTCCGAGGGGAAAACCTCATAGACGTTTCCCTGCTTCTCCATCAAAAACGGCTGCCACGTCGACAGGGTGTTGTCTGCCACGAGGTCTCCTTTCCTTCGGGGTTGTTGAGTGCTATCCGCCGCCCTGCGGGAAGAACCTGCGGGTGACGGCGAACGGGCCCTTGCCGAGCCCGCCGGTCTGGACAGTCTGCGCGGCACCGTTCCCGCCCGCCGGCATCCCCCTGGGGGCGCCAGCGTTCGTTCTGAGCTGCTCGATCTGCCGGTCGTAGAACGCCTGCCCGACCCGCTGCTCATACTCGCGGGTCTCCCTCGCCGCCTGGTCCAGCGCGGCGACGGGGTCGCCGCCGGACTGCATCAGGATCATGTTCGCGCGGGCGTAGGCGGCGTCCCGGTCGAACTCGCCCGCCTGCGCAAGCTGGTCGAGGTGCTCGTGCGCCCAGTCCTCCGCCTGCGCGAGCCGGATCTCCTGCTCGAGTTGCTGGGATCCGGCCAGCCGGTAGTTGATGTAGGCGTCGAGGTCGGACTGGAACGTCTCCGAGAACGGGTCGGGCGCCTGCGGCTGCTCGTACCCGTACTGCGGCTGCTGCGGCTGCAGCATCTGCGCGTACTGCTGCAGCTGCGCCTGCGTTGCCTGCCACTCCTCCTGGGTCGGCCCCGCCCAGCTCGGCTCGGCCGGGGTCTCGGCCGGGACTTCGACAGGCGGCTGCTCTGGCTCGACTTCGCTCATCTAGTTGCCTCCTCAAATATAAGGATGGTCACCGATCACGACGACACGCGCGACCGTCGCCGACTGGTTCGCGGTCGACGTCTCGGCGAACGCCGCCGGGGCGGCACCGTTCGAGCCCATCAGCTTCAGCTTGTTGTTGACGAGGTCGGGCATCACCATGTACCCGGTCGTCGCCGAGGCGCTCGCCGAGTTCGTGTCGATCTGCAGGATCGTGTTCATCCCGAACTGCGACGGGGTGAACGTGTCGCCACCGGCGGCGTAGCTCGACGAGAACGTGACGTCGGCGACGACGGACTTGGCGACGCCGCCGAGCGGGTTGCGCGCCCGGATGACGACGGTGACTGCTCCCATGATGGGCTCCTTTCGAGGGGTAGAGGCGCTCGGTCTCGCCCGCTAGTTGCCGTGCTTGTTCTTCTTCGAGTCGTTGTGGATGTGGGCGCCGAGTTCAGACAAGGTCGACCGCGCCCGCGTTGAAGCCGGTGCCGACGATCTCCACGTAGAGGCCGGACGAGAAGAACGGCATCGAGTCCTTCGGGTAGGGCTGCGACGCCGAGCTCGTCGCGACGAGCTGCACCTGGAAGATGATCGTGCCGGCGAGGCCGCCGTTTCGGAAGTTGATCGTCTGGGCGCCGGTGCCCTGCGACACGTGCCAGGACGCGAGCCGCTTCCCCTTGGTGGTGAAGTCGGTCGATGCCGTGAAGGTGAGGGTCGCCATCTACTGGCCCTTGCTCTCGTTGTCGGAGCCGCCCTTCGCCGACAGTTGCCCCATCTTCTTCTTCCCGTACTTCTTGCGGCCGATGTAGGCGGCGAGCGCCTTCGGGTTGCGGGCTCCCTTGGCGGCGAGCTGCTGGGTCAGCGCGCTGAACCTCTGACCGGAGCCGAGCGGTGGTTTGGCCATGGATCCTCCTATCCGAGGTAGGCGAGCTGGACGACCGACGCGGTGCCGGCGGTCGAGGCGAACTTGAACACGGCGCCCTGCCCGACGAGCGCCAGGTACGGCTGGCTCGCCGGCTGAATGACAAGGCCGGTCGTCGAGGTGGGGTCGCCGGTCGGGGTGAGCGTCCAGCGACAGCTGGTCGTCTCGACAGTGATCAGCACCGAGCTGGTGCCGTTAGGGATGGTCGCGGTGACCGGGCTCGAGGAGTTCGCGCTCGAGAGGCGCTCGTGCCCGAGGCACTGGTAGGTCGAGGGTTTCATTCTCCGACACCTCCTGCGACGGCGGCGACAAGCTGCGCGATCCCCTGGTCCGAGACGGTGGCCGTGACGGCGGGCACCTTGACCGCCCCGACCGTCGCAGCCGTGGTGACAGCGGTGGTGGTGAGCGCCTGCAGCTTCGCCTTGACCGTCGCGACCGTCGCGCTCGAGACGACCGCGCTCGAGGCGAGCGTCTTCCCGGCCTGCCGGGCGACCGTCGCCGCGGTCGCGACAGGGATCGCCTGCCCGGTCGCGGTCGCGCCCGACCGGCACGGCAACCCATCGGAGCAGGGGAGCGACGAGGAGCAGTGGGTGATCTGGACGATCACCCAGTCGGCCGGCTGAAGCAGGAAGTCAGCGCGGTAGAAGCGGTTGTCGCCGGTCGACCAGGACGAGACGGTCGGGTTGCCCGTCGAGGCGTAGGTGACCGACAGGTTGTAGCGCTGCACGCCGGGGGCGCTGCCCGCGTAGCTCGCGAACATCCCGATCTGGGCCGAGTTGACCTGGGTGCCCCACCACACGCCGATCCAGTAGCTGGTGCTCGGCGCCAGGTTCGTTGCTGGGACGGTGAACTGGACGTAGGCGCCGGTCGCGGTTGTCTGGTCGACGGTCTGCTCGTTCGACGTCACGACCGGGGTCAGCGACGGCGCCCCGGAGGCGTCGGGGAACAGGACGAGCCGCACCTTCTGGCTCCGTGTCCCCGACCCCTGCAGGTCGTACACGTACAGCTCGGCCGACACGATCTGGACGTTCGTCGCGTCGGTCGTGAACGGCCCGAACACGACGAGGGCATCGGTGCCGGCGTGGTCGTTGCCGCCGTCGTTGAGGGTGCCGGTGTAGCCGAGCCGCGCGGTCACGGCCGCGGCGTCAGCTGTAGACGGCTTTGATCGTGAACGCGACCGAGTCGCCGGAGGCGAGCCCGATCCCGGTGAAGTCGCCCTTCAGGAACAGGTTGCCGCCGGAGGCGGCGTCGAACAGGCCGGCGTTCGTGACCGTCCCCGCCCCCGTCGCCGTCCTGGTGCCCGCCACCTGGTAGCTGTCGTTCGTGACGGTCGTCGTGACCCGGCTCGACGTGCCCGCGGTGTGGTCCGTCCCCGCCGCGGTCGCGAGGTCGACGAGGCGCTCCCCGAACAGGGTGGTGTCGGTCTTCGCGGTGGTGCCGGCGCCGACCCCCCAGCCGATGTAGAGCGGCTCGGCACCGGCACCCTTCAAACGGTTCGTGGTGACGTCCAGGCCGGCGTTCACGACATACGTCGCCACAGTCTCCCCCCGATCACCTTGGTGAACAGGTCGCGGCCGTTCCCGGCGAGCGCCCGCCAGTGCCGGTAGTGCAGGTTCCAGCGGCTGATCGCGAGCCAGGAGCGCAGCGAGTCGTCGCACATGAACCGGGCCCGGTAGCCGTCGTGGCCGACAAGCTCGCCGCCCGCCACGAACCTGACCGTCGTCCGTGCTTCGACACCGGTCACGGATTGGCCCTGGAAGGCGTCACGGGACCCGGTGGCGCCGGAGGAGACGCCTGCCCGGGCCCCGGCGCGCCGGCGCCGGCCGGACCGGGAGGAAGCCCCGCAGCGCCTCCCGGCAGGGAGGCCTGCTGCAAGGCCTCCTGCTCGGCCTGCGCCTGCATCGCGTTCATGTGCAGCTGGCAGTGCTGCTCGACGAGCTGCCACGTCCGCATGTCCTGCGCGAACAGCGCCTGGTCCTGCGTCAACCGGTGCCGCACCAGGTGGGCCTGGTGGATGTCGTAGTAGGCGATCGGCATCGGCACCCCCTGCAGCAGGTAGTGGTTCTCCAGCTCGGCCTTCTCGCCCGGGTCCTCCACGCCTTCGGCGGGAAGCTCGAGCGCCTCACCGGCGTCGAGCGAGTCCTTGTACCAGCGCACCCACACGCCGGGGTTCTGCATCGCCGCCTGCGCGTTCAGAGCTGCCGTCCAGATGTCCGAGATCTTCTGAATTTCGGCGGCCTGCGAGCGCGGCTTCGCGGACCCCTTGCCGATCTTGACGATGAAGAACGTGGGTATCCGGGTGGCGTCGAACAGGATCGGCTCGAGCCGGTCGTCGTCACCCGCCAACGCCAGCTGCTTGGCGGGGCCCCAGTAGGCGCGGATGTCGGTGATGGTGTCCTCGACGAGCTGGCTGATCGCCCGCTTCCGCTCCAGGTAGATCTGCTCCCGCTTCGTCGAATCGAGCTCGTTGATGAGGCTTAATTGCGAGTATGTGGTGACGTTCTGCGGGTTCTCGCCGCGGCGCGGACCGTTGATGCCGGAGGCGTGCACGAGGTCCTCCCGCATCGCCTCCACGTCCGCCTGCATCCACTGCCCCGGCCCCGTCCCGGTCACGACCTGCGGCGCGCGCTCCTGCGGGTCTACCTCGACGATCTCGTTCACGAGCCCCGACTTCCGCTTCGCCTTCGAGTCGGTCTGCACGATCACGAACGGCATGTTCCTGTCAATGATCTCGTTGATCTGGGTCCTGCGTTTGTTGATGCCGCGTTGCCCGTCGCGGAGCACGTCGACGAGCGACCGCGACCAGAACCGGCCGGTGACTCTCCACCAGTGGAAGTACGCGATGCCGGAACGGAAGCTGCCGTCCGGCGCCTGGTAGGGCAACGACGGCTGGTGGTCGATCAGCTTCAGCTCGTTCGAGGCGAACGTGAACACCCTGCCCTGCGGGCTCTTCTTCGTGGGGCGCTCGTACCAGTCGAACAGCCACACATGATCGCGGAGCCGGTTCGACTTCGCGTCGGTGACCGCGTACACCGGCGCGCTCATCGACGGGCTCATCGTCGACAGCCCCAGGCCGGTCGAGATGTCGCCGTCCTCCTTCAAGCTCAGGGCGACGTCGCCGTAGCGCTCCTGCACATCCGGCAGGTAGACGGGGCGGACGACGCACTCCCACGGGAACTGGGACTCGTGGACGGCGCCGGGCGGCACGATCAGGTCGAAGCACGACAGCGGCTCCCAGCAGATCTTGCCCTGCCTGACCGGCTGCATCGTCACGTCCGGGTTGGGGCCGTTCTGCATCAGCCCCATCGCCTGGTTCGGGTCGAGCACCGGCATCCCGCCCACGTGCGGGACGTTGTCGGCGACGACCGGGCCGGTGGCCGGGTCGTAGCGGCACCGCACAGCGGCGGTGCCGAGGTCGACGACGAACCGGTCGACCTGCGCAAGGACGTCGTCGCCGTCCCACTCCATGTCCCAGCCGTACTCCAGGGCCCGGTTGAGTTGCGCCTGGTAGTCCTCGCTCATCTGGTCGTCGCGGCGGAGGAGCAGCGAGGGGAGGTCGTTGTCGGAGCCGAGCTCGCCGAGTGCGGTGGTGCGGTACTCGGTGATGACGTCGGCGGTGTAGAGCTCGCGGCCCCGGTAGCGCGGGTCGAGCTCCTGGATGGTGCGGAGGGTGCGGGTGGAGTCGTGCCAGCCGAGCCACTGCTTCCCGCTCGCGTAGGCGAGGTTGAGTTGCCAGGTCGGCTCCATGTAGGTGCGCCGGTAGGCGCGCCCCTGCCGGATCCGGTCGCGGATGGGTTTCGCGACCGGGTCGAGCGGCGTGACCGACCCGTTCTCGGCGAGAGCAAGCGATGTCATCAGTAGTCAGGCAGCTGCGACGGGTCGAGCATCACGGTGTCCTCCTCGCCGGCCGGCCCGGCAGCCTGGAGCGGTGGTTCGGGCGGCGGCTGCCAGGTGCGGCCGGCGAGATGCATGATCTGGTTGAGCAACAGCTCCCGCTCGCGGGCCTGCTGCCGGACAAGGCCGCGGAACAACGCCGCCGACAGGTAGAGCGCCAGGGCGAGAACGGCGAGCGCGGCGAGGGCAACGGTCAGCGACTCCCAGGTCACTTCGCCTTCGCGGCCCTGTCGGCTTCGGCCTTCGCGTCGGCCTCGGCCTTCGCGGCGTCCTCCTCCGCCTTCGCCTCGGCAGCGGCGTCCTCGTCCAGCTGCGTCTGCAGCTCGATCTCCGCCTGCAGCTCGTCGATCTTCCCCTGCTTCACCTGGCCCGGGGAGCGCATGTCGATCCCCCAGTGGGCGGCGATCACCTGCTTCACCCGCTCCAGCTCCGCGCCGGTGTCGGCCGGGACCTCTTCGGCCTCGACGGTGTCGTCGGCCTCAAGGTCGGCGAGTTCCTTCTCGAGCTTCTGCAGCGCCTCGCTCTTCTCGGTCTTGCCCTTGCTCTTCTCCGCCGTCGCGGTGCTCATCATGCTCCTCTCGTCAGGGATGTGCGCTCGAGCGCGTCCAGCCGCGCCTTCAACTCCTGGATCTCGGCGGCGAGCTCGTCGATCGCCAGCTCCAGCACGCTGTTGTAGCCCTGCGCCATGGCGTAGCGCTGATGCACCCACGTCGCGTCCCGGATCGAGCCCAGGCTCGTCCCGCGGCCGATCCTGGAGCGGTCGGGCTCCACGAGCAGGGTGCGCGCCTCACGAAACGCCGCGTCGCTCATACCTCCACCATCTCCTTCGCCGTCGACGCCACCAAACCGGCCAGGTGCCGCATCTGCGTCACGTCGCTCGTCAACGTCTCGATGTAGGACTGCTGCCCCGAGATCTTCTGCTCCTTCTCCGCCAGCGACTTCGTCAGCTTCTCGATCAGCTTCTGCCGGTCCGAGATCTCCTTGCCCGCCTGCTCGAGCTCGTCAGCGACGTTGAACAACCTCGTGTGCTCGTCCCCCTTGATCAACCCGAGCGCCCGCGCCGCCCGGCTCGTACACAGCCGGCACAGGTAGACGCGGCCGTAGCCCGGCTTGTCCATGAACGTGTCCACGATCGGCCCCCGCTGCGACCCGCACAGGCACATCGACGGGAACTGGGCAAGGTGCCCCTCCGAGCCGTGCTCGGACTTCACGAACTCGATCGTCACGCTACCCCTCCTAGAGTTGGAACGAGGGCCGCCGCCCCGTCTGGTCGAAGCGGCCCTCGCGCTCCTTCAGCACCTGCTGCTGCATCCAGCCGATCCGTTCGGCCTCCGACTCGAACGGCGCCACCGGCCTGTCGCTCGCCCCCGGCCTCGACATCGCCCCGTAGCGGGCCGCGGCGACCGCGTGCCCGTGGGCGCCCTCCCAGTGCGGGTCGACCATCTCGCCCGACCAGCGCTTGTCGGCCGGCTGCAACGGGGCCGTCCGCAGCTGCTCCACCAGCTCCGGGCACTGCCGCGCCACGATGAACCAGCGCGGCGACCCAGGCTCGCCCCGGCGCGGATGCCAGTCCGGGAACCGGCGGTCCGGGTCACGGCGGAGAAGCTCCCGGAGCCTCGTGTAGCCGGCGCGCGGCTCGTTGTTCGCCCTCGCGATCGCCAACCCATGGTCGGCGAACTCCTGCTCGATCGTCAACGGCATCCCGAACTTGTTCAAGGTGGACGTGGGCGCCGCCAAACTGGACGGGTCGCCCCAGCAGGCGCTCGTCCGCCACAGCTGCCTGAGCTTCAGGATCACCGGCGCCGTCTCGGAGGGCAAACCCGGCTTGTAGAACGACCCGAACGTGACCAGGTTCCCGTCGAAATCGACCGCCCAGGCGAGGAAACAGGTCGGGTTCGTCAGGCCGTAGTCCATGCTCTCGAACCGCTGCCACGCCCCGGGAAGCTCGAACCCCTCGACGAGATGGTCCCCGGTGACGAGGAACGCCATCCCCTCGAACGCGCCCCAGTCCCCATCGAGAAGCTGCTGGCGCACCGTGTCCGGCAGATGGCTCAGCGAGCGGACGTACTCGTCAACCTCAAGGCCCGGGTTGTCCGCCACCCGTGCCGGCACGAACACCACCCCGTCCGCCGGGTCGTCGATGAACCTCCGCTTCACCCAGCCGTGCCCCACCCCACCAGGGTTCGACGCCCAGCGCATCCTCAGGGGGACCTCCACGCCGCTTCTGCGGCGAAGCCTCGAGAACAGATACCGGTACTGCTCCTCCGCGAACTGCGTCAACTCGTCGAACCCCACATACTGGAACTCCGAGCTCTGATACCGGTACACGTCATCGGCCGCCTCCAGGTACCCGAACGTCAGGGTGGCGCCGGAGCGGAACGTCCACGTCTTCTCCCGCTCGCTCCAATGAGCCTTCCCGGAAAGCCACTCCTTCGAGCGGGACATCGCCGCGCCCGGCAACGCAAGATCCGAGAAGCTGCGCCTGAGAATCAGGGCCGCGTACCCCTGCACGTCCACGTACTGAAGGGCCGCCGCGAGGATCGCGTCCGACTTGCCGCCGCCGGCCGCGCCGCCGTACCCGGCCTCCAGGCAGTCGAGGCTAAGAAACGCCGCTTGCTTCGCGCTCGCCGAGCGAAGATGCGGCCACAGCCCCTCCAGCGTCGGCCACTTCGAGCTCAGCAGCCCCGCCGCGCTCGAAAGCTCCGGCGGCCCGGAGGACATCCGCGACATCGGCAAGAGAAGCGCTCCTATCCTCGACCTGGCCCGGACTCACCAACAACTCGTGCCGCTCCACACCCCTGCCGGCCGCGTTCGCCACGTACCGATGCCAGTACGTCCTGATCTGATCCGACGCATCAGGCGCATGAGCCCACTCGTGGAGATGCATATCCGCCACGTCCGCGCGGGCCTCTCTCGACATCGCCAAAAGCCGCTGGTGACGGTAAAAATCCTGCTTGCGGAAATCCGTCAACGTCCGTCCGAACGAGTGCGCCGCCTTGCTCGGCTCCACCCCGTCAGCGAGCAGCCCCTCCAACCTCCGCCAGTCCCCCTCGATCGGCGGCCCCTTCACCCTCGGATGATCCGCCGCCAGCTCCAGCGCCGCCCTCTTCATGCCGTTTTAGGGCGCAGAACGCCGGAGTGCCCGGAACCTAGCCGCTCGAACGTCCGCTTGTCAAATCCCGGTGAGACGAGCCAGGGCTCCACGAGCTCGCCCCTCACGTCCCTGAGGTTCCAGCGCTCGGCGAGCCAGGCGACCCCGAGCATGGCCTGCTCCCTGCTCGCCGCCGGGCTCCGCTCCACCCAGCGCCGATACACAAACGGCGCGTAATGCCGCTTCCGCCGCGGCCGGCGCGGCTCCCAACGACCCCGGCTCCTGGCATCGACGAAGTAGCTCATCACATGCCAGCGCAAATGCGGCTCGCGGCGGCGCATCTCCGCCAGAAGCCTCTCGATCTCGGCAACGCCCGACTGGACGCACGTACACGTCCTCCCGTCACGGTGCAGCCAGCAGGACGGCTCGTGCGCTGTGAGCAGCAAGCCCGCATCCCGGTAGCCGTCACCGTCACCGCGGGCCCTCGAGTCCCGGAGCTCATGGAGGGACTCCAGCAGGTTGACCAGGGCGGCAACGCGGCGAGCTACTACCACGGGTGTTGCCGGGGCGGAAAACAAAACATCCCTGAGCGGTGCGGGCTGGAGGGAGGCTCGGGTTCGAACGTCAAGGTCGACATCCGACGCCCCCCCAGCACACCCTGCCGTCGCTGCCGTCGTCGGCTTGCCGCGAGCGTGCGCACGCTCGGCAACCGCAGCAACGAGCGGCAACAGGAGGGTTGCGAGCAGCGCTAGCACCTGGAGGGTTTATGCAGTTGGGGCTGCATAGCGGCGAGAACTATGCACCATGGTGACCATGGCTGTCAAGTGCCGGGATGGTTGAGCCAGAGTCCGCATACGCCTCTTTGCGGACGCGGTTCCAGGCGATGTCCGGGGCCCGGCGCGACGCGCGCCAAATGCCCACAATCCTGGCTCTCAGCTCGGGTGTGTCGTAGTTGCGCAGAAGGCCGCCGGTGCCTGGGATGGGTTCTCTGCCGTGCGTGTCGAGCCTTGCGATGGCGGCGTCCCTGGTGCGGGCGAGGACCTGGCCGAGCGGTGTTGCGGGGAGCTCGAGCTGGGCGAGCGTGTCGTGGTCGGCGGTGAGTGTCGGGGGCGAGAAGATCTCGGCGAGCAGCTGGTGTTCGTTGTCGACGAGGTGGGCGAGGTTGCGCACCCTGGTTTCGGCGAGCCGGACGGCCTGTTCGCGTTCGCCCGTCGGGTCGGGCTGGACGGTGGCGCGTCTGGCGTCTCGTTCGAGTTCGACTCTGAGCACCGCCCAGGGTGAGTGGATCTTGCCTCTGGCGTACTGGCCGGCGACGTGGTCGATCGCCAGTCGCATGGCTTCCGGCCTTTGCTCGTAGATCTCGACGAGCTCGGCTTCGAGCTTGGCCCCGACGGGCTGGTTCCCGAAGCGCTCCTGGGCGTGGTCGTGGAGCTCTTGCCAGCTGCCGCTCATGCTTGTCCTCCGTGCGTTTGTGAGAACTCTCTCGTCCAGTCCTCGTAGTGCAGTTCAGGACTTGAGTTGAGATCTTGTTTTTCTAGAACTTCTTTCTCTAAATCTCGCGAACGCGCTCGCGCGCGCGAGCTAGCGGAAAACGTGATGAAACCCGCATGGTTGAGCCGTTCGAGTTGTCGCATCGTGACTCTGAGGCGGAGTCGAGCAGAGAGCGAGCGTGTATCGAGGGGGAGTCGACAGCGTGCTGAGGCGTACTCGAGCCAGATGCCGTGGAGGATCGCGCGGGTGCCCGGCGGGAGCGCCAGATAGTTCTCGTCGTGGAGCAGTTCGAGGTTGTTCTTGATCCAGGTGGGGACCCGGTCCCTGTAGTGCTGGAACCTGTTCCAGTTCCGTACTTCGATCCATCGCTCCTGGCTGCTCACGCGGCGCTGATGGCGCGCGCGTTGGTTTCCCTGGCGAAGTAGGCGAGGCAGGCGGCGTCCCGTGCGTCCTGTGTGGTAGGCTCCGGGCTCGCCATCGCGAGCCCGAGCCGCTCCAGATCCCTGTCGGTCGGCTTCCCCGCGATGCCGAGCTCGCGTTTCCACTCGTCGGGCCTGACGACCCAGCAGCGCTCGGGGCGCTGTAGGGCCGCAGGAAGGCTTGCGGCGACGGCGCCGACGATCCGGTTGAGGATGGCGATGGTGCCGGTCCCGGCACCGTAGGGCGCTTCGATCGCGACGAGGTACACCATGTCCCACCACGAGCCCGGGGGCATGAGCGAGGGGAGGAGGAGGGTTCGTTCCCACGAGCTGGAGCGCCGGTCCTGTTCGAGGTTGACGCGGTAGTGGACGGCCCGGTTGGAGTCTTCGGGCAGCTCGACGAGGTCGAGCGCGCGCGAGCTGAGGTCGATGCCGACGACCGAGCTCATGCTCCTCGTCGCCGGGCGAGCCATTCGGTGTGGTCGACGCGACCCTCCTTCGGGAACGGCTTGCACCGTGCGCAGTGGTAGCCGCCCGAGCGCATCTCGTGGGCGGTGGCGCTTATGAGGGTTCGTCCGCACCCTGCGCATTCGGTGACGGCGCACATGGACGGGCGCAGCGAGCGAGCGGTGTCAGGGCTCGCGGGTTGTGCGGTCGGCCGGTCCAGGGTGGTGTTGTAGAGGGCGGCGAGGCGGAGCATGTCGTGCTCGAGCAAACCCGCCGGGTAGGGGAGGAAGCTCCGTCCCGCTTCGGTGGTCCAGTTCGGGTTGGTGTTCCCCGGCTTGTGGGCGCCGTCGTCCATTCACCTACCTGAGCCCGCAGATCCTCGACGTGTTCGGCCACGCGCCCCAGCCGGCCTGTTGGTAGAGAAGCCACGCCCGCCAGAGCTGCTCACCCACCGACGCGTCACCGGCCTGGCCGTGGCCGCCGACCGTGTGCCAGGTGCTGTCGAGGAATTGCAGTCCGCCCGAGTAGGGCCAGTTGTGGATGTGCCAGTCCGGGGACTCGTACCGGTGGATGCAGAGGGCGGCCCGGGTGAACCACGCGGGCGGGTCGGGCCATTTCGGTTGGGCTTTCGCGCCAGGAATCCAAGCAGCCATAAGGAGGGGACAAACCAGTCCGCGAATGAGGAGGCGTTCACGTCTCAGTTCACTCGTCCTTTCTTGGGCTTCGCCGCGGCGTCCCGCGGCCTGGTCTGCTTCCGTTTACGGGGGTTCGAATCCGGTAGACGTTCAGACACGGGGATCAGTCCCTCCCCGCCGCACGTACTCGTCCCAGAGCACGTCGCAGTCGCAGAGCAGCGCACCATTCGTCTGCACCCAGGAGCACGACGGGTGGTGCTCGGAATGATCGGGGCGCTCCTCGCGGATGAACCGCCACGCTTCCGGCCAGTCCATTGTCGGCGCTGCGGGAACGTTGATCCGCCATTCGTCCGACGGCCGTTTACGGGGGTTCTGATCCGCTAGCACGACTGCCTATGCACGCGTCGATCGCGGCGAGGATCAGGTCGGACGCGAGCCCGGTCCGGTAGAGCCG